CGGGCTTATGAGCCGATTTTAGGCGATCGGAAAATGCGCCGGATCATTGAGTGGAAGTTGCCTCACATCTGCTCATCCCCGAAGGGATACTTCCTGGCGCGGGATGATAACGAGGCCCGGCCAGCCGTTGAATATCTGACGAGCTATATCAAGGGGCTGGCAAAGCGGCGGAGCGCGATTCTCAGAAAATACCCGGAAGCGGGGCAGCTCTCGCTTGGGCTGTAGGAGGACATCATGGAAATCCACATTATCGCTATCATCGGGCTACTGGGCCTCTTGTGCCTTGCTGAATTTATCATCGTTGCGCTGATGGACGAGAGGCGGGGGAGACCATGAACATCATCTTTGCTGTTCTCTTTTTTCTCGCCGGCATGGCCATCGGCTTTTTCGCTGCCGCGCTTATGGCTGCGGCCGGCCGTGGTGATGATTACATGGAGCGCAAGGATCGCGGCATGATCGATCCGCGGGATTGAGGAGAGCGAAGTGACGATGAATCCAGCCGAAAAAGATACACGCATAATAATTTCAGTCGAAGGAAGAAAACCGATCGAGACAACGGCGAGTGGATTGAATCGCCTGGCCCGAAGTTTAAGAAACAAAAAAGGAGAGGAAATCATGATGAAAAAAAGAGGGATGATTCGTCCGAATCCCGGAGCAGAGAAAGTGGTCGACGGAGAGAAAATCAGGAAAGCTCTGGGAGGGGCGCTCGAGAATCGGGCTGCCGAACTCGGGCTCAAGGTCGAAAACGTTACAGGACTCGGCCTGAAGGACTTCCAGAATAAAGAGGAACAGCGGCCCCTTTTCGGAGAAGTCGACCAGATCGTCAACGTGCTCGAGCTCGAGCGCTCGGACATAAAAGCCGATATCGCGAAATGCTATGAAGCGATCGGGCGGAAGAAAGAAGAAATCGACATTTTGAGCCGGCGCCTGGATCTCCTGGAGGCAGCCCTGGTCACGTCAAAGAAAATGGCGAAGGAAGCGACCGAGAAAAAGCCCAATAAAAAATGAAGATCTCTCTTCTTACAATTCCTCCATCTGCGAATAAATACCAGCGAATGCACTGGGGGGCCAAGCGCGACCTCCGCGAGCGATTTGCCTGGACGTTTCGGATGGAGATGGGGCTATGCGGGCGCTTCCCGAAACCGAAAAAAGAGATCGGCAAGGTGACGCTCGGGATAACGGTCTATCGAGAAGGGCGGCGGTACGACGAAGACAACTTTATCGGCGGCCTCAAGCCGATGATTGATGGGATAAGAGACGCTGGCTATCTGCGAAACGATTCCCCGGTCTGGCTCGCTTACGATCCCAAGCCAAAACAAGAAAAGGGCGAGCCCCGGGTTGAAATCGACATAAAGGAGGTTTCATGAATTTCCAAGAGATTCTTTTGTCGGAGATCTCTCCGAGCCCCATGAAGCGCAGAAAAGGTCACGTCATATCAGAAGAAACAAAGGCGAAACTCAGGGCGGCCGCGACGGGCAGGCCTGTATCAGACGCGACCCGCGCAAAAATATCGGCACTAAAAAAGGGGAATCAATCTCATTTGGACAAGCCCCATTCCGAAGAAGCAAAAATGAAAATCTCAAAGGCCCTGAAGGGAAAAAAGAGCGGGCCACTCTGCCGCTTATGGAAAGGGGGCAGATATCACGACTGCGATGGATATGTTCTCGTTTATTCTCCGAATCATCCTTCCGCAAATAGAAAGGGCCATGTCTTAGAGCATCGCCTAATCATGGAAGAGCATCTCGGAAGATTCCTATCGGCCGAAGAAGTTGTGCATCACATCAACGGAATCCGCGATGATAACCGCTGGGAAAATCTAGATTTATTTTCATCGCAAACTGAGCACAGAAGATTCCATGGAAAAGGAGAATAAAATGACGACATTAATGGAAGTCGCATTGAGGGAAATAGTCCCAAATCCATTCAACCCAAGAAAATCTTTTTCAGGCCCCAAATTCGATGAGCTCGTTGAGTCCGTCAAACAGAAGGGAGTCATCGAGCCGATCATCATTCGGCCGGTGAAGGGCAAGAAGACGCCGTATGAGGTCGTCGTCGGCGAGCGGCGCTTCAAGGCCGCCGGCATGGCGAAACTCGAGAAGATCCCTGCCCTGGTCCGCGAGCTCTCGGACGATGAGGCCTACGACTTCATGCTCATCGAGAACCTGCAGCGGGAAGACCTGACCGAGCTCGAGGAAGCCGAATCGTTCAAGGCCTATACGCGCCGGCACGGCAAGGAGGCGGTCAAGGAACTGGCCGAGAAGACGGGGATCCGCCCGGCCTACATCCGGGCCCGGGTCGCGGTCCTGGCCCTCCCCGCGGAGATCCTCGCGGCCTGGCGGAAGGGCACGGTCCACTACGCCCACCTTGAGCAGTTCCTCCGGCTGCCGGAGAAGAGCGCGCTGAAGGAAACCTTGGCCCAGGTGAAACGAAACGGCACGACCGCGGCCGAGCTCAAGCGGCAGATCAACAAATCGCGGATTCCTTTGGACTCCGCGCTATTCGCCGCGAAGACGACGTGCGGCGGCTGCCAGAGCAATTCAACAGTGCAGCAGGATCTCTTCGACCTCGGCGATGGAAAAGCGGCATGCTTGAGCCCGGGCTGTTTCAAGATGAACCAGGGGGCCTGGCTCGGGGAGCACTGGCTCGAAACGGAAATCGCGAAGAAGGACAAGACGCGCGGCTTCCGGTTCGACCAGGACGTGCGATACCACCAGAGGGAAGAATTCTACGGATACAGCGGCACCAAGCCGGCGAAGAAGTGCCTGGAGTGCGATAGCTTCGTCACGCTGATCGAGATCACGGGGGCCCGGCGCGAACACGGAGACGCGATCGCCTGCGTCGGTGACAAGAAATGCTTCGGGGGCGTTCGAGAGGCGAGTCGGCAAATTGAACGGGCTGCCGATCGGGGCGAGAAGAAAAAGGCAGTCGAGGCCGGCAACGCGCCGCGCTGCGCCTGGCACGGCCGATACTTCCGGGACCTCTTCTACCGGGGCCTGCTTCCGAAGAAGCTCGAGGCGATTAAGCCCGAGAGCCCGAGCGCCAGGACCCTCCTCCTACTCACCCTGGCCAACGCTCATCACGAAGCCAGGGATGCCGTGGCCAAAGCGCTGGGCGCCAAGGACTCTGATTTCTCCGATAAGACGGAAGTCGCTTTGAAGATTCTCAAAGACCCGGAGAAAGCCGTGAAGGCCGCGCTCGGGCCGGCCATAGCCGCGGCCCTCCTCGAAGGCCTAGCGCCGACAGCCGAGCACTATGACGGATCCGAGCTCAGCCCGGAAATCCGCGCGGCCGTGGGAACCTTCCTCGGGATCGACCTGGCCAAGGAGTGGTCCGCGGACGAGGAATACCTCCAGAAGAAAACCCGGAACGAGCTCCTTGCTTTCGGTAAGAAGTCCGGGATCTTTACGGCCGGCGTCGTCAAGGAATACCTGACCAATACGCTGAAAAAGAAACCCGGCGCTTTCGAGAGCTGCAAGAAGAGCGAGCTCGTCGACGTCTTCCTAAAGAGCGGGGTCGACCTGGTCGGCCGGGTTCCATCGGAGATTCTCAAATGAGAATAAATATTCCAGAACGAAGGGAGGTGAGAAGCATGAAAAAGTGGATGACGTTTCTAACGGTCCTCCTGGCCGTCATGGTCGTGACGGCGGCGGCGCAGAGCACGGGCGGGAAGCCGGTCGGGATCACCGACCAGATCCTGGGGGCCATCCTCGGCGGCGCTCTGTTCGGTATCCCGTTCATCGGATTGATTCAGCTCGTCAAGACGGGCCTCGTAAAGCTGTTCAAGATGACGGAGCCGACAAAGCCTTGGGTCGGCTACCTGGCGAGCGCTGTCGTCTGTGCCGTGCTGGCGGCCATCACTCTGACCGGCCTCGGCATGTTGAATATTCAGAACATGCTGACCGCGACGCTGATGGCGTGGCTCGTGGCGAACGGCTACTACAAGCGGCAGAACGCCATCGCGGAACTGACCGCCACGAAGATGAACGGCGGAGCGTAACGGAAGGACCCTGACCGGGGGCGCTTGCGCGGGCGGGCGCTCCCGGTCCGGGCGGAGGGCGATATGATCGACTATGACCTAAAGGCCTTCATCGCAGCCCGGGGAAAGCATCGCTTATCCCAAGCGGATCTTGCCAAGCTGGCGAAAGTCACCGAAAAGACGATCGTCAACTTCGAGAACGGCCAGAAGGCACGGAGCGCCTGGGGCCATCGGGTCATTCTGGCTTATAGGAACATCGGGAGAGGTCCGGCTGCCGCCTCAACGCTCGACGATGATCTGGCGGACGATTTCATGAAGGCGCAACAGAACAGAAGATTCGGCCCGCGCCAGAATCTTAACGCTGAATCGCGCAGCTTCAACGGCGACTGGCTCCAATCCCAAACCCGCGCTTTCATTTCGGACAATGACCTGACCATCCTCGAACGCGGGCGGACCGGGGAGCGGCACATCATGATAAGCAAAGAACAATTATTGGAATTTGGGCGGCTCCTTATCCTCGCCGTGACCGGGAAGAACGTGGAATGATATGGCAGATTCAGCGGTAAAGCAACGGTTCCGGCGGGCGAAGGCGCGGGCTGTCCGCCAACTCCAGGGAAATGGATGGACTGTCTTCCCGCTGGCCGATCGCGATTATCACCTGTTGGCTCGAAAGGGTCCATTCATCCGGATCATCAAAATCGACATCGACAAAACAGCTGGAATTCCAGTCCCCCGAAAAAGCCCGATCGGTGATGGACTCGAAATCTGGTTTGCCGAGCCGGGACGTGAATCATTCAAGGTTCTTGTAATAAAATAAATAGCTTGTCAAGAGTATAAATCCTTCACCTCGGTGAAGGATTCCTTCACCCTCTCCCCTGTAGGCTCAAAAAGGCGGAACCCCGCCCTAAAAAACCGCCCTTACAATGGGGGCGTGACTATCATCCCGCAAAAGGTAGTGGTTCATCATAGCGCTTCTCACGATGGCCCCGGAAATAATACCAAGGAAATCCGCGCCTATCATAAATCCCTAGGGTGGGCTGACTGCGGATACCACGCATTATCCGAAGAGGTCAATGGAGAATACGAAATCCTCATGGGCCGTCCCTGGACGATGGCTGGAGCGCATACGCTAGGGCAAAACCACTTCGCCCTCGGGCTTTGCCTCGTCGGGAATTTCAACTTGGCCGAACCTCCCGCCGGCCAGATCCTCATCGCCGCCCGGCTTGTCGCTATGTGGTGTGCGATTTACAGAATCCCCGTCGACCTAATTTATGAGCACAGGCATTTCAACGATACCGATTGCCCGGGCAGATATTTTGACCTGGCGAAATTCAAACAAGCGGTGATGCTGGCATAAATGGCGATCAACCTTGGCGAAATCCTAGCGCTCCTCGAAAAGCTGGCCGGACTCGGCGAGCTGGTCGGGGACGCCTGGAACGATATTCAGGAACATCTACAACAGGAAAAAGATGAGAAGAAACGGAAAGCCCTCTTGGATGCGTGTGCTGCCCGTGACGTTGGCGCTATTCGCACTTTGCTTTTCAGCATTGACGAATAGCGCCTGTTGCCCGCGCTACACCCCTAACCTGGGCGGCGGGTATGACGTCCTCAAGCCGAACGAGGCGGTAAAGCAAAACCCGCTCGGGTTCGTCATTTATGACGCGGCGGCTCAGGCATACGTCATCCAATGGGATGCGACCGTTCCGCATGACGCCGTGACGCACATGATCGTCAACGCGGCGTTCCTGGCCTGGGTGATGGAGCTCGAGCAGGAGATTGTCAAGCTCCGAAAATACCTCAAGGGGAAATGAGTGGGCAACGGCAACCCTGCCCCGCACAATCCCAACGGCGTAAGCCTTCGGGAACATATCGAAACAAAAATCAACGACATGGACAGGCGCATTGAGCAGAAGTTCACGTCTCTGGAAACGGCCTTGCGGGCCGCCTTAACCGCTTCTCAGTTAGCCGGTGAAAAGGCTGAGCAGAGCAACAAAGAGTGGAAAGAAGCGGCGAACGAGTGGCGGGCAGCCATGAGCGACAAGGACAAACTGTTCGCCACGAAAAGCGAGGTTATGGGCCACCTGGACAGGATAAACGGAGCGCTCGAAGACCTGAAAACGGTGCGGGACATGGCCATCGGCAAGGCGTCCCAAAACAGCGTCATCGGGGCTTATGTCATTGCAGCTATCGGCATAGCCATCACGATTGTCAGGGCGTTCATAAAATGAGCATGATCATGGATGCTTGGGACATAGGGCCGGGGTGTTTCGAACTCCTTTACGCCCCGGCCCCCCTTTTTCAGGGTGAGGCATGAAAGAAAAGCGCGTCGCGTTTATGGCTCTCATCAAAAAGATCGAGAGCAAGAGCCTTGTTTCCGGCGATAAGGAAACCTACGTGACGCTCGCCTTCGATTCGACAAAAGCGACGAATACGCTCAACGCCCTTAATGCGCTTCATCGGCCCGATGCCTTTGTAAGTGTCGGAATCGTGGAAGCGAAATGAAAGTTTTAAAAACCGGGAAAAAGAGGAAAAACAATCTTCCTCCCGGTCCCGGTCCCGGCCGTCCAAAGGGTTTATCGAACAAGCTCACTCGTACATCCAAAGCGAATATCGAAAAGGTTTTCGAGAATTTAGGCGGGGCTGACGGTATGACTAAATGGGCCAAGTCTTCGGAAAAGAATAAGACAATCTTCTACTCCGAAATCTACCCGCGAATCCTTCCGATGGACGTCGCCCACTCCGGCGAGATCAATGCCGTCCTTCGGTTCGATTATAGCAACGGGAACGGAAGCACAAAATGAAAGTGCTTGGATTCGCTCCCCGTCCGGATCAGGCCATTGCCCTCCAAGATCCGGCCCGATTCAAAGTCATGGACTGCGGGCGGCGATGGGGAAAAACGATTACCGAATCAAACTGGCTGGACGAAGGCGCCATCAATCACGGCGGGGAGAACTGGTGGATATCTCCCATCTTTGCCCAGGCGAAAGCGGTCTTCCGACAAAAGACGGCAGCCGCTAAAAAGGGCGGAGCCGATGCGGCCTTTAAGGACGTTTCCCAGTCTGAATTGAGGATCGAATATAAGACGGGCGGGATCGAGCATTTCAAGTCGGCCGACAATCCTGAGACCTTGCGCGGTGCTGGGTTGAAACGAGTGGTAATCGATGAAGCGGCCCGCTGTAAGCGCGAGGTTTGGGAAGAAGTTGTCCGCCCGTCCGTGTCCGATACTCATGGCTCGGTTCTGTTTGGATCGACGCCGAAGGGAAAAAATTGGTTCTATGAACTCTGGACACGGGGGCAGGACCCGCTTCAACCAGAGTTTAGATCATGGAAATTTCCGACCGCCAATAATCCCATGATTTCCGCCGAAGACATTGAGCATGCCCGTGAGTCCTTACCGGTGGATGTATTCAACCAGGAATATCTTGCCGAGTTTCTTGATAATTCTGCGGGCGTATTCCGAAACATCAAGGCGTGTTCAACGGCTACGCCTGCGGCCCCCATTTCGGGCGGCTCCTATTATGCGGGTCTAGATTTGGCGCGGCTGACTGACTTCACGGTGCTGACAATCCTGGACGCGGCCGGCCGGCAAGTCTTCATCGACCGATTCAACCTGCTCGACTGGGCCATTCAAAAGCGCCGGGTCATCGATGCCGTTCACCTATACAACAACGCCCCGCTACTCTTAGATTCTACGGGGATCGGTGATCCCATCTATGAGGATTTGCGTCATGCCGGGCTGAATGTCGACGGATATAAATTTACTTCCGAATCCAAGGGCAAGCTCATCGAAGCCCTCATGATTGCCTTCGAACAAAACAAGATCACCATCATAGATGACCAAACCCAGAGGAACGAATTGGACATCTATGAATACACGATGAACCGGAGCGGGTCCGTTTCATACAACGCCCCAGAAGGGTATCACGATGACTGCGTAATCGCGCTGGCGTTGGCATGGTGGCACCTAGCCTGTCCTCCGATCCAGCCGAACATAAGGAGCTTGAGACCATGAAAATTCAAGGAGGCTTTATAAGCGTGAAGATAAACGTCAAGACAATCGTCGTCGCGATATTGATTATCGCCGTGGCCCTTTGCCTGTGGCTCAACGCGAGGTCGATCCGGGCGCTCAAAACGAACGAGCAGGCCATTATCAACCTGCTGATCTATAACATGCAGCAGGGAACGATCAAGCAGATCCCTCAAGCCCAGCCTCAGGCGCAGCCGGCGGCCGCGCCGGAAAAGAAAGCGGAAGTCCCGAAAGAATCCCCGGCGCCTGTAAAAAAATAGGCGGAGCAAAGCATGAGCCTTTTTTCCAGACTACGTAAGGCCATAGCGGGAATCGACAATCCGCTTGCCCGGGTCATCCTTTTCGGACTCGGTAAGAATGCTGTCTGGACTGGCGCCGACTATTATTCTCTGAGCAAGGCCGGATATGAAAACTGCATGGCTGTTTACGCTTGCGTCAGCCTGATATCCAGGGCCGCGGCGGGGATTGAATGGACGGCCACGGTGAAAGAAAAGGACGCCCCAAAGCATCCGATCCTCAATCTCATCGCCCGGCCGAATGATGAAGAGGGGCGGCGCGCCTTCATGACAAAATGTTTTGGATTTTATCTCCTCAGCGGGAATCGATATATCCTTGCCGGCCGGATCGGATCTCAGCCCCCCCGCATGCTTTGGACTATGCGTCCCGACAAGGTGGAGATCATCCCGGGCGGGAGAGGTCAGCTTGTCGCGGGATATGAATACGGAACCCCAGGGCAGCTTCCCCCCATCGATCCCGCCCTTGTCATGCACTCCAAGCTATTCCATCCCACGGACGACTTCTACGGCTTATCTCCCTTGAGCGTGGCCGCCCATGCCGTCGATATTTCAAACATGTCGTCGGAGTGGAATGCACGGCTTCTTCAAAACGACATGAGGCCGCCGGGTGCTTTATCGACTGATGGGAAACTCGACGATGCTCAGTTCGATCGGCTCAAAAAAATGATGAAGGAAGAGTGGCAGGGCTACGAGAACGCGGGCCAGCCGATGCTCCTCGAGGGCGGATTGAAGTGGACCAACTTCATGCTCACAGCGAAGGAAATGGACTGGCTCAATACGACGAAATTCAACCGCCGCGATATCGCCTCCGTGTTCAACGTCGACCCTTGCCTGGTCGGCGATTCTGAATATGCAACTTACTCGAACAAGGTCGAGGCGCGCCGCGGGCTCTACGAGGATAATATCATCCCGCTCATGGACGAGTTGTGTGACGATTTGAATTACTGGCTGTCCCCGATGTTCGGGGAAGGCGTGGTATTGGGGATTAACAAAGATAAGATTCCTGCGCTTCAAGAAAGCCGGGAGAAGCAATATTCATATCTTCAAGGGACGTGGTGGCTGAGGATCGATGAGCTGAGAAAACTGACCGGCCAAGATCCGGTCGGCGGGCCGGGGGGCGAGACGATCTTTGTCCCAATGGGTAAGCTCCCGCTCGAGCAAGCGGCCGCGGAACCCGAGCCCGTCCCGGACGCACTCAAGCCTTTCCAGGATGGGCAACCGGCAGACGACGCGGACCCCGCCGAAGATCCCAACGCCGATCCGAACGCTGACCCTAACGCCGATGAGCAGAACGCCGGGAAGTCAAAATCTGCGCGGCTCACCAAGGGATTCTGGTCCGCCCCCGAAAAGAAAAAGCGGCTTTGGGATTCGTTCGTCGCCCGGATCGAAGCCAAGGAGCGCGGGCTTGTCGGCATGGCCAAGAGCTTCTTAACACGTCAGGCCAAGGATACGGCGGAGCGTGTTCGGAAGGCCGGGTCACTCTCGGGAATAACCCCTGATCGCGTCGTCGATATCCCAGGAGATTCGAAGCGATATGTCAAGGAAATGCGGGCCTGGTATGTGGACTCATTCATCCGGGCCGGCTCGGCCGGCGTTCAATCTGCGAAAGGCGAGATCCCCGACATTGAACAGAAGGCGAACATTTTCAATATCACGCCGGCGCGGAAGGCGAAACTTGACGCCATGATCCTGGACAGCGGGACCGAGATCAGCCGAACCACTATGAAGATCGTCCGGGATAAGCTCATCAATGCCCAAGCTCAAGAGACGCTTCCGACCGTAGAGGAGTTTACCCAGGACCTGATCGGAACGCTTGAGGACTTCACGCAATACCGTTGCCGGACAATAGCGCGGACAGAGACTTCTAAGGTCGAGAACTTCGGCCAGGTTGAAGGATACCGGGAAACGGAATTCGTCGACATGAAGGGCTGGCTATGTTCCTTCGTTCCCGAAAGCCGCGCGACACACATGGACGCCGACGGGCAAGAGGTCAGGCTGGATGATTCTTTCAGTGTCGGCGGAGAGCAGATGGATTACCCGGGAGACCCGAAAGGATCGGCGGGCGAGGTGGTGAACTGCCTATGCTCGACGTATCCGATCGTTGCGGGACAGTGAGGACAATATGGACAAAATGAAAACTAAGCAATTCCGGTTCAAGCTCGATGCTTCAAGCGTCACCGAGGCCGGGCACTTCGCCGGTTATGCTTCGATCTTCGGCCAGCTCGATTCCTACGGCGACATCGTGGACAAGGGCGCGTTCAAGAAGACGCTCAAGGATCGCAAGCGGATCAAACTACTGTGGTCGCATGATGCCTTCCAGCCGGCGATCGGCTATGTGGAGCTTGTGGAAGATGAGAAAGGGTTGAAGATCAACGAGGGCCAGCTCTATCTTGATATCGAGCGGGCCCGGGAAGCGTATATCAATCTGAAGAACGAAACGCTCGATGGGATGTCCATCGGATATAACACGGTGAAAGAGACGACCGATCGGGCGACGAACGAAAGGCACCTGAAGGAAGTCGCGCTTTGGGAAGTGAGCCTGTGCAACTTCCAGGCATGCCCGGGCGCCGTCGTAACGGATGTCAAGAGCATGCTCGATCATCTGCGTAAAGACATCGAAGCCATTGAGGATACCGATATCCCGTCCGAGCAACAGGCCGGACTTATCACTCTCATCGAATCCCTGATCGCACTCCACGGCAAGGCGGAGCCGCCCGCGGGCACTCCCAAAGAAAGCCGAGCCGGGGAGCCGCCTGCGGATAGCGACGCGGACAACCTCCGCGACGCGAAGGACTGGCACGACCATGTCGTCGCCAACCTAACCTAATAGGAGGCTATGATGGACCCTGAAATCAAGACTCTCATGGAAGAGAGCAAGCGGCTCATCGTTGACCATCAAAAAAAGAACGAAGAGCTGCTCAAAGGCAAGATCGACGCGGTCGCGTTCAGCGAGTATCAGACGAAACTCGACACGCGGCTCGCGGAGATCTCGGCTGCCGTGGTTAAGCTCCAGGCTCCCGCTCCGGGACCGAGCGACGACCCCGACGAACGGAAGGTCGAACACAAAATCGGCTTTCTGAAATTCCTGCGGAAGGGCGCGGAAGCCCTGTCCCCGGCCGAGGTCAAGGTCATGACGATTAGCGACCTGACGACCGGCGGATACCTGGCCGCCCCGAACGAGCTGGTCAAGGAGATCCTGGCCAACGTCACCGAGTATTCGCCGATCCGGTCCCTGGCCCGCGTTATCCAGACGGGAGCGCCCGGCCTTGACTGGCCGAAGAAGACCGGAACATTCGCGGCCTACCGGACATCCGAGATCGGGACGCGCACCGAGACCACGGGGCTGACCTTCGGCCTCGAGAAGATCCCCGCCGATGAAATGTACGCCCTGGTCAAGATCTCCAAGCAGAACCTCGAAGACAGCGCGTTTCCCCTGGAGTCATTCGTCACGGCCGAGGCGGCCGAGCAATTCGGCGTCAAGGAAGGAACGGAATCGATCCTCGGGACCGGAGCATCCGGCCAGATGGAAGGCATCCTGGTCAACGCGTCCATCACCGGATTCACGGGCATCACGACAAGCGGGAAGATCCTGGCTGACGACCTCAAGCAGCTCTTCTATTCGCTCAAAGATTTTTACGCCAAAGGTGCGAGCTGGATCTGGCGACGGGCGTCGACCCTGGCCATCTCCCTGCTCAAGAACACAACCACGACCGAATATCTGTGGCAGCCAGGGCTGAAGGACGGCTCGGCCGCGACGGTCATGGGGCGGCCCTATGTCGAATGTCCCGACATGCCTGCCGAGGCGAACAGCGCCAAGGCCGTGGCTTTCGGCGACTTCAAGAAGGGCTACGTCGTCGTCGACCGGCTCGGGATGGAAACCCAGCGGCTCGTCGAACTCTATGCCGAGGCCGGCCAGGTGGGCTTGCTCTTCCGGCGGAGAGTCGGCGGCCAAGTGGTTCTTCCCGAGGCCATCAAGGTTCTTACGCTGAAGGCGTAACAGGAGGACAAAGTGAAAGACATCAAGAACGACATCAAGGTGGTGCCGAGCCTTTATTCCCTCTTGAAGACGGTTGCGGTTGTTGGCGATGTCGGAGTCGACCGCGCCGGGTTCGAGGGCGCGACGGTCGAAGTGACGGCCGGCGTCATCGCCACGGGCACGACTCCCGTTTACACGTTTGGCGTGCGGGAGTGCGCCACGCTCGGTGGAAGCTACACGGTCGTGGCGGCCGCGGACCTCATCGGGTCCGCCATCGTGTTCACCCCGGCCGATGCCAACAAGGTGAAGACGATCGGCTACATCGGCTCCAAGCAGTTCATCCGCGTCGACCTCGAAACGGTGGGCGGAACAGCGGGCACGGGCGGCGTGTTCACGGGCAACGTTATCCTGGGCCTGGCGCGGCACAACCCCGTGGTTCAGGCCTAAGGAATTAGGGGTACTAGGCAAATGTACGGCGAGGGGGACGCGGCCAACGCCCCCCTCGTCTTTTTCTTTTGAGCAGATGAGAAAGCCGAAGCCGACAGAAGCGGAGATCATGGCGGAAGTGGCTACCGCTTCACCTCTGCCGAGGCGCGTACACGTATTCGGTTCCGTTGAAATAGTGGAGCCCGAAGGAGACCAAACAATGAAGATCAAATTGATGAAAAATTGGACAGGGGCCGTGGACGGGATTCATCCCGTGACCTATGCGGCCGGGACGGAACAGGACTTCCCCGAAGCCATCGCCGTGGATTTACTCAAAGATGGGCGGGCCGTTCTCGTACACGTTGAAACGAAGGCTCTCGCGGGCGCGCCCGAGAACAAGATGGAGCCGGGGCCGAAGCAGAACAAGGTCGGAGTCTTTCACAAAAAAAGGAAATAGTTCATGGCCGTAGCCGCAAACGACATCATCACCGTCGTCGAAGCGAAGGCGTATCTGAACGAGGCTGGTTCTTCGTTCGATACGATCCTCCAGACTTTGATAACGGCTATCTCGACAATGTTCGATCGCTACGCCCGCTCGGGCAACTCGCTGGTCAAAGCGACGGACACGACGCTGAAGTTGCACGGGACAGGCAGGCCGACGCTTCTTCTCCCGCGCTGGCCCGTCGTGAGCATCGCTTCAATTAAAGAAAATGACACCACGCTCGTTGAAGGAGACGACGAGGATTATGTTATCGATTCGAATATCGGGGCGGTTGATCGGATGAATGGAGGTACCTGGTCCAAAGGGACTCAAAACATCATCCTGACTTCTTTTGTCGCCGGCTATGTGGCTTCAGGGACGGGGCAAAATATGCCCGAGGATCTCCGGCTGGCCTGCATGAAGCAGGTCGCTTACGAGCTCCAGCAATACAAGCGCAAAGACTGGGGCGAGACGAGCCGGAGCCTGCCGGACGGCTCGTATCAGCGCGTGGCGTCGGGTCTTTTGCCGGAAGTGAAGCAAACGCTCGATCATTACAGGAGAATCCGAGTTTGAGCGAAGGCAAGATCCGGGTCGATATCTCGGGGGCGCGGGCGAAGATAAGCCGGCTCAAGGGCGTGGATCAGCTCACGCGCAAGAAGCTCGCGTTCTGGATGGCGGATACTCTCTATCATATCAAGCGGATGATCTCCGGGACTTATCTCGGGACAAAGACTAGCCAACTCAAGAGAAACGTCGGCGGCAAGGCGGTCGAGTTCGGATCCGGCTCTTATGGGCTCATGATCGGCACCGGGCCCGACGTCGGATTGAGCGAGGTCATATACGCCTCCATTCAAGAGCACGGGGGAACGATAAGGCCGAAGAAAAGAAAATGGCTGACGATTCCCTTGCCCGGCGTGAAGGGTGTTGTCGGCAATTATCCAGACGGTTTTTTTATTAAGAGCAAAGCCGGAAATCTGCTGTTCGTCATTCGAAAGGGAAAGTACGGAATTCAACCTCTCTTCGTTCTCAAAAAGGAAGTCAAGATTCCCGCGACTCATTGGCTGACGCAATCGATCAAGGATAAACAGGCCGAGCTCGAAAAGATGCTCGATCCGAACCAGCTCGTGGGCGACATGATGGAAGGGCTCCGCGGCTCGGGGATACAGGATTAAACCATGCCATCGCCTGCCGCCGATCCGAAAAGGCTCCGGGTTTTGAATCGATTCGTCACGGTACTGAAAGCGATCACGGCTGGGGCGAGCTATTTCTACACGCCCTATGACGTGCAGAACAAGTTCTATCACTTCAACGAGGTGCCGGGGTATCCGCTCTACATGGTCTTCACGGAAGACGGCCAGCAGCCGGAGGAGGCCGGACACGAGCTTTACGACGAGACGTTTTCGATCACGGTCAACGCCTATGTCCAACACTCCACAAACGCGGAGGCGGTCAAGGAGAGATGCCTTCGCGATATCCGGAAGGCCATCAACGACGACACGAAGGCCGTGGGGACCGCGGGAAGCCTGAGTGCGTTAACCGTACGGGTCCAGGTCGGGAAGACGGAGACGGATAACGGAATTTACAGCATCGCAGATGCGGCGTTCTTCTCGCAGGAATTCATCGTCATGATCTCCGGCGATTATGGAGAGATCTGATGTTCAAGAAAATAAGAGACAAGCGTCGCTCAAAAAAATTGAAGTCTCAAATGAAAAGGGCCGTAACGCTTTTATCAAGTATCGATCGGAGCATGGATCGACTTCGTTGGCCCCATTGGAAGCGAAAGCAATTCTGGCGCGACTTCGTGAAATCGCCGAAGTTTCGCGACGGACTATATCAGACAATTTTGGATGGAGGTAATTAAATGGCGGAAAAACGATTTGTTTGGCTTTCCGAGTCGTGCGAAGCGCGAAACGGAGCGCGGCTCGAAAAAGGGAAAACCTATGGTTCTTCGCCCTTCAATCCGGACGTGGTCGATGAATGGATCAGGACCGGTGCGGCGAAGTGGACCGGGAAAGCGAAGGAAGGAGAATAACACATGGCCACACCTACGGGACCGGAAAGAAGATTTTTAGCGGTCGGCGCCAAGAAAGGCGGGACCTGGGGGACGGCGATCGCGCTCGGAGCGGGGAACGAGCTGTTGGTCACGGGCATGAGCGGGTTCACCCCTCAAAGGGACTACGATCCGCACGAAGAGGCGGACACGCCCTTTATCAAGTCCGGGAGCCTGGGCGATTACAAGCCCGTCGATTTCACGCTCCAATTCCTCATGCGCTACAACCTGGGCCAACTCGGGACGCTGATCGCGCTGCTCGCCGGCACGGCAGGGACGCCGTCAACGCTTGTGACGGGCGCCTACAAGCACGTCCTCCAGTTTGCGGATTCCCAGTTGGGATTGTTCGCTACGGTTGTCGCGGAATATCCGTCGAACATCTACGAGTGCGCGTCCGTGAAGGTCATGGAGTGGCACATCAAGCTCAATAAGGGGCTGATCGAAGCGGAACTTAAATGTCGAGGGAACCTGATCATCACCACGTCAACGGTAAACACCTTGACGCAAATAGACGCCCTGACCTATACGGGGACACGGGACGCCGAGATCCGCTATTCTCAGGCCATGATCAAGATGAACGTTCAATCCGGCGGTGATGTCGCGACGGAAACTCCCCTGCCCGGGGTCAATTCGCTCGAGATCTCGTATAAGCGGGGCGGGCATGATGGGCTCTATCCGGCCGGCCAGAACTACATCATGGAGTCGTCGGAAGGGAAACATCCGCAATTCTCGATCAAGCTCGGATTCGGAAGGATGGACGCGGTGAATGGGGCGCACCTGGCCACGGCGCTGGCGGAGACGACTCAGAAAATGCTGATCAAATTCACGGGGAACCTCATCGCGACCACTTATTACAACGACCTGGCCCTCTATTTCCCCCGGCTCAAGATGAAGACCCCGACGCCTTCTTGGGACGCGATTGTAAAGAACGGGATCGAGCTGGAGGTCGAAGAAGCCGGGGCCGTGCCCACGGGCATGACCTACACCCGGCCGTACATCGAGATGATCAACATCCAAGCGACGGATTATCTGGCCTGATAGGAGGGGCCATGTCGAACATTAAAAACATCATCCCGCTTTCGGAATGGCTGACCTTCGAGCTGGCCGACAATAAGCTCATCGATCCACCCATCGTCAAGTTGAAGCTCAGGCCGATCACGGACAGCGACCTCCTGGACGCCGTGGCCGATAACAAGATCCGACCGTCCGAAATCATGATCATGCGGGCGACAGATGCGATTCAGGAATGGGATCTATCGGAAGACGGCAAGCCGATCCCCTGCACGGAAACGAAGAAGATCGAACTCGCCCTGTTCCTGAAGCTCCTGCTGACATCCTACGTTAAAGCTGATGATAATTTTTTCGCGACGGTCATCATCCGACACGCGCAGACGCTGGAGAACTTCCTAAAAAACTGACGGCCTACCTTGCGTTCTACGCGGATTGGAAGAATCTGCTGCTCGAGAGGCATGAGCACAAGGTAGGCGACGACAGGAGCCGATGCTACAACTGCAAGTTGGTGGCGGAGGAAGAGAAGCTTTCCCGCTTCGAGCTCTTTTGTCTCACGTGGTTTTGCGAGAACGTCACGCAATTTACGAGGGAAGCGGGCCTGGTGGCCGAAATGTTCAAGGAGCTCGAATTGAAAGGATTGACCAAGAGGCTGTTCGTCATGGGGCTGACTAAAATCCATCGTCAATTCGAGGACATAGCGGGCTCAGAGGCTAAGTCTGCCGGGGCGTCTAATGGCTGATATCAAATTTACCATCCTCGTCGATTCCGCGACTGGCCAGGCGCAGATCAGGGAATTCGAGGGCAAAGTCGACGGCCTGGGCAAAACGGGGGAGACGGCCGGGGGGAAGTTCGGCGGAATGTGGAAACAGATCGCCATCGGAGAGTTCGTCATGGGCGCCGTGAAGAAAGCCGGGGATACATTCCTGGGATTCCTGAAAGGCACGATTGGGGCGGCGGCTGAGAACGAGCAGACGGAGCTCCGACTAGCGACCGCCTTAGACTCGACCGGCCGGACGCGCTCAGCCATGCTGCCGGCACTTCTGAATTATGCCACTCTGCTTTCAAAGGACACGCTCTACACCGATGACCAGGCCCGCGCTTCGATGACCCTGCTTGCCCAATTGACGAACCTCGATACGAAAGGACTACAGGGGGCCACAAAGGGAGCGATGGGGTTGTCGACCGTGCTTGGCATTGATCTCCACTCCGCGACGATGATGCTCGTCAAGGCGACTGAGGGGAGTACTGGCGCTCTGAAGAAAGCGGGGATCCAAATTGACGAATCCCTGAAGGGCGACGCGCTCAAGGCGGCAGTGCTAGAAAAGACGAACGCTCTTTACGTCCGCGCCCAGGCCGAAACGCAGACTTATAGCGGCCGGATAAAAGACCTTAGCAAATGGGTTGGTGAGGCCCAAGAAGCGCTTGGCGCGGCTATCGTTAAGAACGAGGGGTTTAACAAAATCCTGGTGAAGGCCAAGGAAGCGATCATTACCCTCATCGAATCCGGGAAGCTCGACGAATGGGCGAATAAAATATCAAACGCATTAACGATACTCATCAGCCACATCGGAGATTTCGAGAGGGCGGCCAAGGCGGCGTTTGGGGGCGGACTTGTCGCTGAGATGGGAGCGGTCGCCGATCACATCATGGGAATTGACAAGGCCGCATCGCAACTCGAAATGGCGGGGCGGCAAAAGGTCACAGCTTTCCAAAAATCACTTGAGCTGTTGAAACCGACAACGGCGGAGCTTCGGAAGGAGATCGAGCAGGTGCCGGAAGCCTGGGCGAAATATACGGCTGGCATGAAGGCGGCGGACGAATGGGCCAAGAAAAACAAGGCGGCAGGGACAGATCTGATAAGGAACTTTCTCGAAAGTATCGGCGTTGTCGAGAAGCATGGCAAAGCAATTAATGAAACGGGAAATGCCGGCGGGAAGCTGACGAAGACATATTCCGATATGTTGAAGGAGCTGGGAGACCTCTCGAAGGAGACTGTCGTTTCGAGTACGGCCATCGGAAAATTAGAGAAGGCATTCGCTGCGGCCCAGAAATCAGGAAAATATCTCAACTCAGATTTAAAGCCTATCGCCCAACACTTGATAGAACTGAAAACGGAGGCCGGTCAAGCGGTCCCAACAGCACTGAGAATATTCGCCGGAGAAATGACGAATACAGCAATCCCAATGAGCGGTCTCATATTCAGTTCCGAGGCCGTCAGATTGTCATTATATAATCTCGGATTTTCGGCCACGGACACGGGGGTAAAGCTCGGAGAGAGTCTGGTCCCGGTCACCAAGATTAGTAAGGCTGTCCAAGCAGTAATGGATCTCATGAGAGGCGTGACGAAGACCTCAAAAGATAGCTCCTGGGAATTGGCGAAGGACTGGAAAGAGAAAATGACGATTATAACCGGAGATGTGAAATCCTTCACCTCTCAAATTGACGCGATCTTCGCCCAATCCAACACGAACCGCATGGCCGAAATCGATAACGAATATAACAAGCGCAAGAAAGCCATCCTTGCTATGCAGATAGACGAAGTTCAAAAGGCCGCCATGCTGACCAACCTCGACAAAGAATTTGAGGCTAAACGGGCGTCTGCGCAACGGAACTACGCAAAGGCTCAGAAAGCCGTGGCGCTGGCGAATGCGATCGTCAACACCGCAGAGGCCGTGACTAAGGCTTATTCCTCAGTCCCACCTCCATTCAGCTATGTCCTGGGAGCCATCGCAGCCGCGCTTGGGGCCATACAGATAGCTACGATCTCCCGCCAGCCGCTTCCCTTGGCCAGGGGCGCGATCTTCAAGCGGCCGACGATCCTGACGGCGGACTCGGGCTCTCAGTATGAAGTCGGCGACGGCGGG